GCTGCTGCGTGATGGCTGGCAGTACCAATCCCTGGTCGGCCGACAATGCAGCGATAGATGCCGCGATGCCGTTCTTGGAAGCGAGGATTGCGCTGAGCTTCTCTGTGGCTGCACTGGCGACCGGGAGCATTGTTCAACCTCGCTGAATAACGTGATGGTCAACCAGAAACCACGTAGGCACTTGACCTTGTCCAGGCGGTGGCCCTTGCTGTAGTCCCACATTCATCGTCCAGCTTGAACTAATTCCCATGGGAGCGCTGTTCTGCAGGCCGATTCTTTCTGGAGACGTGCCGGCATAAGCATTCCAGCTCGCAGCGTTCGCTGGTGAATTGACCGGTGTGACGACCATTTGCTGACCATCCGACGTCGTGATTTCTGCAATGTCACTCGCGCATCCTTCTTCGCCTTCTTCGTTGATCCAGCTTACTGCAGCATAGAACGTCCCTCCCGAAGCAATCCCCGCCGTCATAGAAACAAGCGGAATCGACGCTTTCGCAATCGGACGGGATGCCATACCCACTCCGATCCGGAAATAGTTTGCCGCGCTTACCTTCGCTAACTGATCATACTCGGCCCACTTACCTTGATAGCGGTCGTTCAGCTGATTGTTGTATGCGTCTCGGTAGACCATGGCGAGCGCCTTATATGTGTGCCACTGCCGCATGGGTTCCGTGACGACAACATCGCTTAGATCCCTCGTCCGGCCCGCCCAAGCGAGATAGCTGAAGTCTCGTGCTGAGAACCTTCGTAACAGTAAAAGCTTTAGGTGAGTGGCGATCTCAGCTTGAGCCAGCGCTATCTTTCCTGCTAAATCGATGCTCTCCACACTCGCCACGTTGAGGATGCTGTTCTCACACTTCTGAAGGTCCCCCGCCGAAATGGTGGGTCCATCGGTAAATAGAGCCATAGCCGTATCGGTCCGCGCTTACCGCTTCTCCTGTCGAGCCGCGCTCTTGAGCGCCCGAAGGTCGGCGTCCGAGATAAGATTGACGTGCACGCGTTCGGATGTTGCCCTCTGCTGCGCGACAGTCACAGCCTCTTGGACGCCATTCCGATATTCGGCGATCTCTTCAGTTGTCGCCAGGCGGGCGCGTCCCTCCAGAATTAACCGCGCTGCGTTTCTGCGCGATACCTCGACCTTTTGTCCAGCTCGCCCCCCATCCGGGGTCTCGTGTGTGACCACTACTACGTGGGGCTCGGCAATTTCCTGTTCGATTGTCCGCAACTTCTGATAAAAGAGCTTCAAGTCCATTGTTTCCTCGACAACCGCGAACGGAAGCATCGCTACTTCCGCTCGCGGAAAGCTGTTTCCTAACTATTAACCTGGACTCCGAAGGAGTTTCGTAGAACCGCCGTTCCATAAAGAACGTCTACGGTGAACTGTTGCGCCAACGTATTCGGCTGGTAACTCATGACAACGCGGATCCCGAAGTTGCCCATTTCTGCATATTCGGCGATCGCTCCCGTTCTAGGAAGCGGCTGAGGCAGCCGGCGAACTACCAGGCCGATAGCGTCTCGCGAAAACGCTAAGTTATGAGTATTTACCGGCCCACTTCCTGTCCTCGGCACTAACTGCGATCGGAACACGAAGAAATCCTTGATCTTTCCTACCGCGCCGTCGATAAGAGCCCGTAGGCCGGCGTCCCCAGCCGAGTAGTATTCGCTAAATCGCGGAATCTGCCGAAGTGCGGAATAGGTTGTAGGATCGACAACCAGGTACTTACCTGCGCTGGCGGGAACCTTCGCCTGGAACAACGCCGTCTCCGCAGAATCAATGGATGCTTCTGTCAGCGCAACGCCTGCCGTTCCGATGGCCGTGTTCGAGCTGAACTGAGAATACAAACTTAGAATATCTGACTCAATCCGCTCGGCGATAGCTATTACTGCGGGCTGCATGTACAACCGCAATAAGTCGGGTACGGCAAGCACCTTGGTGATATCGGGAATCTGGAAGGTAGCTTCAGCGTGCGTATTCAGTACGATCTGCGCATTCCCTAAGCTCGGATTCTGGGCTTGAACCGTCCCGCCTTCCAAGATATTGTTCGCGAGCAGCGTCGGAGGTATCGGAACGTTTACCGTGTCCCCAGCCTGCGCCAAGGTCGGCTCGTAGTCCCGGTTCACTAAGTTGCCCATGATCAAGTTGCTGACCAAGGCCGGAAGCGCGTCTACAGCTACCAACTTTACAATCGCGTTTGCAACATTCGTTGATGTTATTGCTGGCATCTTGTCCCTCTTTTATTCAATCTCGCCGCGATGGCTTCTAAGATGAGCCAACCGGCATCATCTCAATGGCCTCGCAGTGTCTGAGTCGCTATCCGCGAGACCTCATGGCGCACCTTTTCCAGTTCTTCCGGACTCATGCCCGGCCGAATTTTATCCAGATCAAGCCCGCCTGTCGTCGAACCCGCCTTTGGTTCCGAACCCATACCCGATCCTCCCGCAATCCGCGCGGGCAACAGTTCTGGGTTGTCTTGAACGAACTGAACCAGATAGTCTCGTGCCGGAACTTCGCCCTGTCCCGTCTTGGCCATTAGCCGCCCGTCGTCGCCCCGTTGAATATCGTCCTTCACCGCGCGATACGCGAGATCGACTTTCCCAACACCCAGCCGTTGCAACTCCGCCCGAACCGATGCGCTTCGTTCCGCTTCCTCCGCCATTCTTCGGCTTACCTGGTTCTCCTGAACCAAGTCATTTACTCGGCGTTCTAAGTCCTCACGCCGTTTTCGCTCGTCCAATAACTCCGCTTTGTAAGCCGGTTCCGCCTTGGCGCGTTCGGCTTCCACAAATTCCTCGATCACTCCGCGCACGATAGAGCGCAACTCAGGCTGTTCAAGGGTCTTGTCCACCATCATTCTCTCCTCGGAACTGTTTTTTGCTAGATCATCACCCATTTATTGCTCCTCATCGATCTCTTGACCGATTCTGTCCTTGATCTCTTGCCGGACGTCGCAAAGAAACTGAAACGCAACCTTTTTATGAATCTGTCTCTTCAGTGTCGTGGACGAAATCCCTAAGCTCAGCAATCGCTGCGCATCGTCCAATTCGGTGCCAAAATCCCCTATATCGAATTCATCCATGCCGGAGACGTCGACACTGAGACCGTCCTCCCGCGCAGCTTCGATCGCCCGCAATACCCGCTTCATCGCGTCTTTCACCGCATCGCCGTACGCACGGAGAACCTCTTGAGTAATCGCGTAGTCTCTCTGTTTGCTAATGCCGGATTGACTCGTGCTTCCGGACAGGGCTCCCCCAGCATGCGTCACGTAACAAACGCGGTAGATTTCTTCCTGTAGCCGCGTCAGATTGTCGGCTGCAATCTGATAGACATTTCCTGCCGGCTCGGTCCATCCAAACCGGTCCTGGGGTCCCAGTTGGATGTAATAAGACTCGCCCATCACTTGGTCCCATTCGCGATCCGAATACACCACCGGTGTCGCAAACAGCCCCATCGTTAGTGCCCATCCAAGCGCGTTCGATTTATTGAAATGCTCAAGTTGCAGTGAGGCAGCCTTATTCAGAAGCCACAAGCCCTCGGATATCCGCAGCTCCATGACCGGCACTCGCGACTGCTTTGCTAGCCCATGCCGGCCCTCCGCAACCAGATCCGCCCCTCCCCGGCCCGTGCCGTCTTCGGATCGCTCATAAATGCGATAACGCTCTTTGTCGTAATACGTCCAACGAGTCAGCCTCACCCAAGCCGATTCTTCTACTCTGTTCTTCCTCAGGCTGCTCGTCCGGAGGACAATCCATTGATAATGCCCTCGGTCGTCGTGACTCCAATTAATAAGTTCGTCCGCCGCGTAATTCACAAGATAAGCTCGTGACGCGCCCAGCTCGTCTTCTTCAGCGCGAGTCCCCGCAGGCTGGTTCAGACGGGGAAAGTCAATTAGTGTGTAACTCTTTCCGCAGATTAGTGCTTCAACAAATTGTGTTCTAAAGTACTCGGCCAAGTGTGTGCCCTTCAGATCGCAGTCTTCAATAAACCTGCTGAAAAACTGCCTCGCACGTTCGTCTTTGCCTTCGAACGTCAAAGCCGGTTCCCGGCGGAACAGCGTAGCCGTATACCAATCCACAATCGATCCCAAATAGTTCTCATAAAAACTGCGGCTCAATCTCTCGGCGTAGACATCGCCAGGTTCTTTCTGGCGCCGCACCAAATAGCGATCAGCATTGGCGATAAACTGCTCGCCGCCGACATAGAGATCTCGGTAGCGGTTCCACATCGCTCGCTTCGCTGAGTACTCGGGATGTTCCTGATTGATGTCGAAGCTGCTATTGCTTGTGTTCATTTCGTAATTCGCGTCACAGTAACCGGTGGTTCTGCTCGCCGAAGTTCGCCTTCGGCCTGCATTCCTGCCAAATCACATAGCCCAATGCATCGGAAAGATGAGTCCGCTTAGGATCTTTCTCCTTGTCAATCACGTTGCTGTCCGGCTTGAAAGTGATCTCTTCGAAATCGGCGATCAGTCCCTTGCATCGAGGATGAATAAACAACTGCACATCCTCGTTAGCTGAAAAGAGCTTTGCATTCACAAGCGCGACGCGCTCGCGCACGCTCGGATTGCTGGCCGGCACTCGAAATTTCACGTTTCTGTACGCCGTCTGCCGAAAGTATTCTTTAATGATTTGGTAGTCCGTCGTTCCGGCCGTCTGGAGCCGTTGCCCCGAAGCGTCGCCGTAAATCACGATCCCTGCTTGGTGATTCGGATAACGCCCATGAAATTCCTCACAGGCTTGCGACGTGCTAGCCCGGCTAAGAACGATTTCGTCCAGCACTCGGATCTCGTCCCCTTTCTTCTGTGCCACGATCGAGCACATGGGATCTACGTTGAAATCCAACGCCCAAAACAGCGGCGCCTCCTGATCCAACTCCACGACCTGCATGTTCCGG